ACATAGTCGCCAGTTGTGTCTGTGCCAAGAGCAACGGAGTTTGCTGCAATTGATGTTGTTATGGATACTGATGCATTTCCAAGATCTGTCAGTGTGGCGTTTGCATTTCCAGTGACATCTCCAGAAAGCACTACTGTAACAACTGGATCTGGTTTGCTTGTCACCCCTGACCAATCAACTGCACTAGCAGTATCTGCATGGTTAGCGCTTGTAGCAGTTCCAGTTAGATTACCAATGAATGTTCTTGCATACACATCACCAGATGCATCTCTTGCGACTACTTTTGATGCTGTGCTTGCAGTGGTTGCGTCAACAGCGAACACTGGAGCCCAGCCTTCGCCAGCAGTTCCGGTGATGTTGATATAGTTACCAGCATCAACACTGGCAACATAGTTTCCTGTAGTGTCGGTTCCAAGTGCTACCGAATTGGCACCTATTGTTGTGTTTACTGTTATTACCCCAGCAACAACAGAGGCATTTCCTGTAACGTCTCCAGTTAGAGAGACTGCCGCTGCGCCACTGGTTCCGGTTGTCAGATTCTGCCAAGAAGAGCCGTCATAAACCTTAAGAAAGTTTGACACATTGTTGAAATAGATTCGACCTGTAACGCCAGAAGGGTCTACTGATGCTGTCTGAATGACAGCGTTCTGTAGTTGATTGGTATTAAGGTCTAGGTCAACTAAAAACCTTTTTGCCATCTAATACACCTCTTATTTTTATTTGCCTTCCAGCGTTAGGTGGAGCAGGCGAGAATCGAACTCGCGTCCCACTTCTTCACTCATTGACCCTAACATACTGTATTGCTTAATTAGATTATACTACAAGAACGTCTTTCTGTTCCAACGCAGACGTGGCGCGGCCCTAACTATGCGGCTAGGGCGAATGATTGTCTATTTGTGCCGTTTGTTATATTTTGTTAGGTTTTTGCGGCCAAGAACTTTGAAGGGTCGAAACCTTTCTGCCCCGTGCTTTGAGACCTAGCAGCCTTTCTTCGCCTATCCTGAGCCTTCATGTGAATCAGTTCAATGGCCTCCGACCACCGATACTTCATCTTGAAGGTGCTGAAGTTGTTAACCGCAACCTCATAGTTCTTATGAGCCTCAGCGATCCTGACTTCTGGATCTAGCAGTTCCTCAAGATGGCGAATCCAGTCCTTTGGTCTCTTTGCTATTCTACCACACCCCATCTCAGCCAGTTCACGATATTCGTATGTGTCTGATGCCACGAATGGGATCATTGACATGGCATACTCAAGGCCCTTGAGAGAACTCTTTGCCTCGTTGAAAGGGTTGTTGGTCAAAGGGACTATGCCTATGTCTATTGGCATAAGAATGTTGGGGTAGAATTTTGGCCTAGCCCCGACATATCCAGACATTCTTTCTGGACCAAATCCTGCCGCCTCTGCAAACCAATGAGGCTTGTCAAGGACGATGCCTGAGTGATGGAATCGAAGATCGTGCTCCTCAAGTACCGTTCTCAGCGGAGCAGAGACTTCCTTTATGTCTTCTACACGCCAGAGCATGATTCCCACCCAGCCAATGGTTGGCTTCCATCCAGCGCCATCAATCTTTCTTATGAAGTCTGATGGATCTAGTGAGTTTGGAACCTTGTAGACAGTCTCATTGTGTTTTCTGGCCTTGTCCTCAAGGAACTTGGTGCTGGCCGTTATCCCATCAACAATCCTGTACGTCTCAATCATGAACTTGCGATTGTTGTCTGGATTGTTCTTTGGGTCAGTGGTGTGGTAGGCCATGTTGTCGATAGGAAGTTGCTCAAAGTGGTCGTCAGTGTCAATGATGACAGTCTGGCCATAGGACTGAGCCTTCTTGATATATTCAGACGCATCTTTCCACATGAACAATTTTAGGACTACCACGTCTAGTTTGTCGAAGCACTGAGAATAGTTCTTGATTGGACCGCGATCCTTGGCATGAGTGAGACGGTATGACGGTGGAACTATTACGAACCCCTCACCATTCTTCCATCCAATCTCACCAACATTGACTTCATGTCCTATCTGAGACAAACCAATTGTTGGTATTACTGCTCGCATGTTTGTGCAGCCACCGGGCTGGGCCTCCATGTGGTCGCCCCAGTCTGTGGAGCCAAATCCTATTCTCATTCCAAGCCTCTCTGTCGGCTATATTGTAGCATTATGAATACCTTCTGGGCAACAATATCTCAACCATGCCATCATATAGATTTACATATGGCTTGATGACATATGAGTCACCATCTTTGACCATGCAGTAGAACGTCATAAGTGATCTGTTTGTCATTTCATCTCCTTGAGCGGCTGACCAGAATCGAACTGGCACCGTCTGCTTGGAAGGCAGAGGCACTACCATTATGCAACAGCCGCATGTTGTTGCGTCCACAGGGGAAGAATCGAACTTCCAATACGACTGTATCAGAATCGCGTGATGACCGTTTCACTACCTGTGGTGATCGCTGCGGGACAAGGATTCGAACCTTGACAGAATGATCCAAAGTCATTCGTGCTGCCATTACACCATCCCGCATCTGCGAGCCACCTGTCGGAATCGAACCGACGACTGCCCGCTTACAAGGCGGGAACTCTGGCCTCTGAGTTAAGGTGGCAAGTACCTCCTGATGGAATTGAACCATCTTCTCTGCCTTATGAGAGCAGCGTGATAACCATTATACCAAGGAGGTTGGCTGTCTAGTACCAGCCGTATCTTTGTGTTGCGGCACGATACTGCCACTTCGACCATGCTCTGCATGGAGTACCATATACGCTATAGATATATCCCAGACCCCAACGGACCTGAGTCCAAGCATTTGTTCGATAGTCTCTTCCAGCGGTTCTCATCTTTCTAGATGGGTGAGCCTGTGGAATTCCACCAGTCTCCTCCCATCCAATACCATTGGTAGACCATGGACTCCATGCTGATTCCTTCTTGATTATGTTGTCGAAGCAGCGCCACTGTGTCTCACTGCTCCACCGAAACTCCCTGTTCTTCCAAGCACGATAGACCTTGGACCTAATTGTTGATGGTCTTGTGTTTGTGCTCAGCGGAGTTGCTGAATATCTTACTTTCTTCACCAAAGTTGCTGGTGCTTCTTGAATAGTCATGCTCTGGGCGGCTGGTGGCTGTACCACAACAAGTGCGGCAAGAAGCGCAACCACGGGAGCAATCCTTTTCAGGATAACCATTATTCAAATATACCAAGGATTGCCCTAAAGGTCAAGCACGTCCCAGCGAATCATCATAATGGCGTAACGGATTCCCTCTTTGAACCACTTCTGCGTGTCTCCAGAGTCGGCAAAGTCACGCTCTGTCTCTCTGTCAAGCAGATCTGCTATGACATTTCTCCAGAATCTCTCACAGTTCTCGTCATGACCTTCCATGCTATTCCCAACTACTAAGTTTGTCCCATATGCCAACTGGTAACCACACCATCCTAAGGAAATCTGCACTATAGCGTACTGGACTTCAATTGATCGTTGGCATATGGGGGCCTATTGGAGTGAGAAGGGTGACCCTTCCCACATCTTGTTGACTCTGTTCACTATTGCGCGTGACCATGAGAATCCTGCGTCTCCACCCCACGCATCCCACATGATTCTTCCATTGGATGGAAATCCCTCTTCACCAGAGTTGAAGCCAGTTGCCTGCTTGTCAACCTCATGGCGTGAGAAGAATGAATACATCCTCTTCACGGTGTCAAGTGTCAAGTTTTCTTTGTTTACAAGTTGATTTGCTCTGGTCCAACCGACAGGTGTTCCAGCGCCCTTTGCTTTTCCCTCTTCTCGCCACTTCAATGCTCTTCTGGCGGCGGCTGCCATAGCATCAGTCGGCTTGTATGTCTCTGCCAAAGTTTGTGAACTCCCATCTGAACGAGTCTATCTGATTTGATACATAATGATCTGTGCAAAGATACAGATATTGGTCTCCATATCTACACCTACCAAAAGACTGCTTGGTGCATAGATCACATGTTGCCATATGGTCAATTATACCATCTTGGAGCAGTAGTCGAACATCACAATTCCAGATGCCGTTCCAACATTCAGCGATCTGACTGATCCGAACTGCCTGATGTATACGATATCATCTGCCAGAGCAAGTGCTTCCTGCGATAGACCACGCCCCTCTTCACCAAACAGCATGACCGACTTTGGAACCCACTGATAATCATCAATTGCTACCGCACCATCCACATTGTCAATGGCAACAATGCGATAGCCACGACTAGAATAATCTGCAATGGTACGGACCAACGAGTCAGAGTGCTCCACGCGCTCGTAGTGATGTGTTCCAACAGCACCCCTTTTGTCCCACCTCTTGATTCCACAACGAATCACCCTCTCTCCAAGAAAGCAGTTATTGTTCCTGACGACAGTTGCGAAGTTGAAGTCGCCATTGATCCTCTCCACAACAGTGACAAATTTGTTCCTCTTCGATTGCAAGTCTGCCACGATTGCATCATGCTCCCAGTACTTGTAGAAGTCTGAGATGTTTCTTGTATCAGTCGTCATCCTCGTAGTATCCAGTCGTATATAGTAGGTACATCATGGACTTCTCTTCTTTTGTTAGTTCATCTGAACGATACCACTCATCCGACTTTTCTGTCAAGTAAATGTACGAGGTGCCATCCTCATTCATCCTTATGTCAATGTAGTTCTTGAACCAAAGTGAAGATAGGAGATCGGATTCAACTAACTTTAACCTGTCCACGAAATCCTTGTTCTCATCATAGAACTTCTGCGTGAGCCTATAAAGCGGCTCACCAAGTTTGTTATACCCCGCTTGTTCGATGTACTCATCTCTTAGCAGTTCGTCTATAATGTCATCATCAAATTCCATTGGGTATCCTTTTCACGAATCCGAGTATGCAGGCGAAACAGTGAAACACTCTGTGGTCACACTCTCTCGTTGTTCTTTTCGCCCAACCGGGAAAATCTGATGGCTGGGGGCCAGAATTGCACACACTACATGTCTGTCCATTGCTTAAAATTCTACCAGAAGAGCATGCCTTGCATATCTTTGGCCTACCCTGCTTCTTCACCCTGCTCTTCTTGACCCTGACCGCTGGCTTCTCTGGAATTGTTCCATCCTCTAGAGGAACCCTGTCACCCTTCCATATATTACAGGACTTGTGGGCGATCCTGAGATTTGACAACTTCCAAGTACCACCCTTTGACAGCGGAATCCAGTGGTCAATGGTGACTCTCTCTTTCTTTCCGAAAGGCTCTTTGCATATGAAACAATTTTCCCCATCACGCTTTTTTATGAGATCGATGGCCTCTTGCTTCGTCTGCCAGTCAACATCTCCCATGCTATATCATCCCAATTTGTCCAATGTGGTAATCTATATCATCCTGCCTTCTTGGTGGCACAATGACGTTGTTCTTCTTTGCCTCTTTCTCAAGTTCTTCTCTTCTATGATCCTTTACGAACTGCTTGTATGTGTGAAACTCAACCTCTCTCTCAGCACTCTCCCTCTTCGTTCCAGATATTGAGTTGTAGAGTGCTCCACATACAGCATCGGAAAGGTCTTTAGATCCCTTCCTAGGGTGATCAACTTTATCACGGATGATTCTTAGTTGCAAGAGTTCATCTATGAGCAAAGGTATCCTTGGACCAACAATTCTCTCCTCGCCAATAAGCATGGCCATATCGTCATAGTGCTTCTTGGCCACTGATAGCGTCTCTGTATTTATTCCAATCATCCTCAACTCAGTCTGGATATCATGTGACTGCCAACGGTCGAAGGTTACTTTCCTTATGTTGAAGCCGCGAGAGCGCAGATCTATGATGAATTGCTTAACCTCTGAGAAGTCAACCGACTTGTCCGCTGTTGGGGTCCACCAACGAACACAGTCTACAAACACCATAGGGCTGACAACCTCATGGTCCATGAATGTCTTTATGTGAACCCATCTGTCAACGTGTGACATTGCAACAGCACAATGGTCGTGCTTCTGAGCCAAGTCAACGTGGATGAAATATTCCTTATCCTCAACTGGTAGGAACCAGTCGTAGAATCTTCCTAGATCATCCACCCCGTTGTACGGTTGGCTGAAGCAGGTCTCAACCTTGTCACGCGACTTGAAGAATGCATCGACTGCCTCTGGCGGCATGCAGGCGAATCTTGACAGTGCGTCTACTGGATTTGAGAAGAATGTTCTCTTGAAGTCCTCAATTGTTCTAGTTGGATTGACATCCCAAGTTGTTCTCTTCAGCGCGAATACTCTTGGGAATCTGTAGGCATTGATCTGGTCCTCTTCCCATTCAACCAAGAACTTGTTCTCTTCGATTGAGTCATCAAGTTCGTCATCTATCTTGAATTGGTAGGACTTAACGACGACTTCCTTATCAGCGATTACTGAGTCGTATCTCTGCTGGATGAAGTCTCCCTTGAAGCGGGGAAATGATAGCAGGATGACTTTGCCGTAGTCAGGAAATCTGGAGTCAACAGATGCTCTATACATGTCATAGATGGCTTGAGCAGTCTTTGACTGATCACTTCCGCTGGTAGACTCCATACTGAAGCCAGAGATCTCATCAAGGATGACACAGATAACATTGTACCCCTCCCAAGACTCTCTTTCTGAGTGACCAGAGTGACAAGTTATTGACTTGTCAAATGTCACTGCCTGTGCTGTAATATTATACTTCCCAACAAACCATGGAGAGTTCTCGATTCGCTGCCTGAAGCCCTTGAAGAACACATTCCTCGCCTGATCAGCGTTGATGGCAATGTTGATGATGTCGATTGCATCGCCAGACGGCTTGCCAAAATATCTTGCTGGGTCTTTCAAGCACAGGAGTAAATATACCAAATATGAGACAGCGACAGTTGACATGTAGTCTTTTCCAGAGCCCTTGCCAAGTTGCAGTATTACCTCGTTGCAGGTCTGCTTGTATCTCTTGGTTCCCTCTTCCTCACCGAAGACCCTGACAAGAGTATCCTTCTTGTACACCTGAGTCATCGCCTTGATGCACTGGTACTGGTACTCTGACAATGGTGGCAGTCTGAGATACTGATCGCTTGTGGTGAACTCTTCGATGGTCACTGGTGTCTCATCAAATTCGTCACCATCGAGTGCGTTCAGGAAGTCATCAAACACTGTAGCCTTCCGACCTTCCAGTCACATCGCTGAGTCTGGAGAACACTTCTTTCTTGCAGTGGTCACAGTTGGCAACAACCTCTTTCAGTATCTTCATCAGAATCTCCTGCTTTCTCTCTGTCTCAAGAATCTGATCGGCCATCTCATTGTTCTCTATGAGGCCAGCCTTCTGCAACATGTCTATCTGTTTCTGCTGAACGTCTGCGATCAGTTTGAGCCCAGCGGTCTTCTGTGACAACTGCTGTGTCTGGTCGGCCTGACGAACCACGTCCCAAGCCTCTTGTATGAGCATTGAGTAGTGCTGGTCCGCTCCCGCCAAAGCCTCTCTCGCCCGTGTCTGAATCATCTGGTCGCTATGAATGACAGATCTCCACTCATTCAGGTATTCCTGAACCTCAGTGCGCTTGAATCCAGTCTCTCTGGCTATGGAAGATGCGTTCGTGTTTCCCTTTAGGAACACCTCAACGACCTTGTTTATTCGTTCCCACCTGTCGGCAAGTTCAAGTTCAGACGGCATTGGCTCTCTTCCTTGGTCTCTTCGGCTTGATGACGCCACGCAATTGATCGGTGTAGAAAGACCTGAACACACCATTCTTGACATCAAGGCAGTCGATCCATGTCATATTGGTCTCACTGTTGTGTACCATCTTGACAAACTTGAAGGTGCCCCTCTGATACTTGAACCTCAGCGGTGTGCCAACAACAATGTCGTCCTTGCCATGCTTCATCTCATAGAATACCTCTATGCTCATATTCCATGGGTATGGTCTCATGGTGTACTTCTTTGTTTTTCTATTTATCATCAAGCACCTCCATTATACCACTCAGAACGAGTGCCCGCCATTTCTTGTCGGTGACCACACCATTCCCGGTAAGTCTATTGATCTTACCAGTTTATATCCACACTTTATGCAGTGCTGTGAGTCCCTGTCGTTGACTGATGTTATCAATTCTACACTTCTGTCGCACTCAATGCAAGAATAACTGTATATTGGCACTATTTCCAACTCCCATTCATGGCAATCTTCAGCAAGACGAGGTAGCCCATCAGGTCATCTATGTCATTGTCGCCCATGTACTCATGACCCCTGACAAATCTGCTCAGTTTGTCATCTATCCTGACACGCAACTGCTCAACATTGTCAGACTTGGAGAAGACTCTCACTGGATCGAGAGCGGAGTTCCCATAGGCCCTATTCTTTGTGGCCAGCAGCCTGAACAGCCTGTCGCACTCTTCTCTTATGGCCACCTCAGTAGCATTTTGAGGGATCAGCGCGGCTGGGTACATGTCGTCATGTGCTATCTCTTTCATCTGCTCCACTTCCTCTGATCTCTGATTAGACTAAATTGTACTAGATACCTGTATATGGTTTGATGACTGGTGTTGCACTCCTTGGCAATCTCATTTATGGTCTTCTTGTCAACTAGGTATCTTTTGGTAAGCCAAGCCCTGTTCTGATAGAGTTTAGCCATGAGACACCAGCCTATTGTAGGCGTAGTATGCTATTGCCATTGAGTCTCCAACGTCATTGTCATCCACATTGGTTCCATACTTGTTGTTTATGAAATCCATGGTTCTCTGCTTTCTAAACTGACGAGAATATGACCTGTACCAAGAATCAGACTTGTTGGGAAAATCTTTCTTTATCTGCTCCTTCTCAGCCTTGGTTAGATTCTTGTTATTTATGTAATTCTGCCACTCAGATGGCTTGACTGTTACAATCATGTCCTTTCTTTCAGCAAGTGCTGATATGACAGATCCAACTATCATTGCCATCTTTATGGCCACATCCTGAGATCTTACCATGATGGCCGACTCAACACAAACATAGTCAACGTCTATCATTGACTTGAGTGCTGACGACTTTCTGTGGGCATCAACTATCTTGTCATGTATGGACTGTCCTGAGAACTCTATCTTTCCCCATTGAACGGGGCCGTTGTCAAAGACACAGAATGCTAGTGAGTTGGTAGAGGTGTCAAGACCTAGAACCCTTGTTGCCTCTGGCCTTATTAATTTTGCTATTGATGACACCAAGAACCTCCTCTATCTTCTTGTCATTCTCTACATGAGCATTTATCTCACAAGTATTGCATATCGTTGATGGATTGTACCTGCTCAAAACTATGCCACATTTGCATACTCTTATTATTCCAGACAGCCTTGCCTTGTTCTCATAGTATCTTTGCATTATTCTCTTGTTGGTGGCACCGCGACAGCAGATTGGGTCACAGTACTTCTGATTCTTCTTCTTTGTCTGAAATTCTGTTCCGCAGAAGCCACATATCTTGAATGGCAGGCTACTCATCGACACCAACCTTGAGGTTGTCTATCTTCGTGCCCTTCGGGTCCATTGAATTGCACATCTCCAGCACTGGACACCCCTTGCACTGCCATGTTGACTTGGTGTAGCCACGCTTGATGTGCTCCTTGTTCCTCCAAGCCATGTGAACTTCTTTCATCCAGTCAAACACATAGTCTATATAATTCTTGTTTGTCTCAGACATGACTACGGGTATCGCCAGAAGTTCGTTCGTGTTCTTGTTTTCGTACAGAACGAACCCTTCATCGATACCTTCTACCTTCATATATATCAATATCTGAAGTAGATGGCTGTTCGACGGCTGCCCCTCCCGCTCTCTTTGCAAGTAGTAGGAGTCCTTGATTGTCTTTATCTCACCAACGATCTCTTTGTCATCCACAACAAGAATAACATCTGCAAATCCTCTGACTGGAGGATTGTTGTTCTTAATCTCACGCTCAACCTCTTTCAGAATGCCAGTCTTCTCAAAGATCTTCTGAATTCTTGAGTGTGCATCTGTTCCGCTATCCATTGATGCGATATTCTGGGCGCTGTTGCTCTGTGAGAAGTCCGCTCCGCTGAATGCTATCGTCCAATATCTGGCGCATGTGCCGTGACCATACCCAAGAGTGCTTGGAGCGAACGACATCTTCCTCTTGAAGTCTGTCTCAGACCTCTCACCCTCGTATGCTGAATACAGCATCTTGACAAGTTTCTTTGGGTCAAGGGTTGTGTCCCTAGGCCTGTTTCTTATTTGAGATATCAGATTCTTAGCCATATACATTCATCCTTGCCACATATTTTAGGGAGTCAACTAGTTTGTCTATTGAATCCTTGAGCGTATAGTACACATTCTTCTTCTTGCTGTTGACCGACCCCGCTGGCCCCTTGGCTATTGTTGAGTAATAGGTGGCAAGTATGCCAAATTTTGCAGACAATGCCTGTAGTTTTGCTATCAGGACGACGGCCTGAGTTGCAGGGATGTCTGGCTTGGTAAATATCTTCACAACCAGAGCAAGTGCCTCATCAACCTCTGGGTCATCTAGAAAATCATGTATGTCACTGAACTCAGCGACTTGATTTATCAGGTCAATCGTGTTTTCCATTTTCCACCAATTCCTCTAGTTTTGACCACTCTATAACAGCAAGTCTAGTTTTTCCTCCCAGCACCACAAGCAGTGCAGGGTCTTTTGTCCTGTCTGTCCTCATGGTGTCTGTGACTATCTTGGACCAGACATCTTGACTAAGGGAGAATGATTTTGAGTATTCCTTGACATCAATGATGAAGTTCTCCCATGTGGCATCTGACTTGGCATACTGTCCACGGCCAGAATTCTTATGTTGCTTGCCACCAATTCTCTTTATCTCAGATCTCTCGCTCAAATTGTTGCCTTGCCATGATGACCGTTTGAGCAAATCCATGTAACCACTCTTGTGTTTGGGTTTAGAAGTCCATGACGAGCCCTTTCGTAGCAGCCCCTTTCTGGGCATGAGAAGGTTCCATCAATCTCAATTATGTCATCTGTGACAGTAGCAGTGTCACTAGACAAAAAGTCCTTTGGATCTATCATATCTTTGAATACACCTCTTCTGACAACTTATTGAACAGTTCCTCATCCTGTCGAACAGCCTCTACAACATTGGCGCGGCCCTGTATTCTCTTGTCATACACAGTATACCAAGCCCCGCCGCGCTCGATGACGCCCATCATCTCAGCGGAGTCAACTAGGTCTGCTACAGTATCGACTCCAACATGGTCTCCTTGGAAATAGAAGTCATATGAGCCAGTGATGAACTGTGGTCCAGTCTTGTTATAGTCAATTGTCCAGTTAACGGGGCGACCGATCTTCTGATCGATCAACTTGTCGCCAACAGATATCCTGCCCTTGATTGATGAAGCCTCTGCCTCGCTTGACCAGAGTTTGATTATGGTGCTAGAGAAGAACTTGACAGCCATACCACCAGTAGGAATGTGTGATGCATGCATAGAGCCAAACTGATTTCTCTGCTGCGAGATCAGGATCAGGAGGGTCTTGTCATTGACGTAGTTGAGCATCTTGACGGCATGAGTCATATCCTTAGCCTCTGCACCGATCTGCTTGGTGTCCTGCAACTGCTTCAACTCATCGCCATCCTTCTCAAAGTAGATCGCAGGCAGCAGCGCTGATATTGAGTCAACTACTAGGATGTCAACACCAGAGTGGATCAACTGTGTTCCAATGTCAACCATGTCATTGATTGTCTTGGCTGGCGAATAGAGCAACTTCTCAGAGTCAACGCCCAGAGCCTCTGCCCATTCTGGCGAATATGACTGCTCAGAGTCTATCCAAGCGCACAGTTTTCCTTCCTTCTGTGCCTCCGCTATGATCTGAAGGCAGAAGGATGACTTGCCAGCACTCTTGTTGCCCCATATCAGAACCTGCCTACCGTAGGCAAGTCCTCCCTTAAGGGCGACGTTTAGTGACAGGCTTGGTGTCCTCTGCTTCTTTATCTCTACGTCCGACGCTGACCCCACTAGTTTTCTTATTCGTGGGTCCAGTTTTGCCAGAACCTCTTCCATTGCTATCTGTGTCATAAAAATGATTCTCCAGTGTCTCTGCTAGTTCTCGTATCGAGTTGTCACGCGACTTCTTCAGTCTTGAGATGATGCCAAACATGACATCTGCATCATCGCCTCTGATGACCATAAGCATCTCATCCTCTGTTCCATAGAGGAAGTATCCGCTTAATGACATAGTATATCACCCACGCACGCCGTGCAGTTCTGGCCGCAATGCGTTGGTCTCCATCTTTATAATAAGACTGTCGTGCAGTGATCCTGTTGCCTCACCATTTGCGAGAAGACCCTGATATAGATCGAGCACCCTGATGATGATATCTGCTAGTTCCTCTGTCACGACATCACCACCCTTGTTCTTCCTCAATGCCTCAAGAACCTCTGTTGCCTCAGAGTGTATCATTGCCAATTGCTTGCAGTAGAAGACAAAACTATCCTCATTGTTCATTCTTGTCATTGGCTGCCAAAAGCCCTTGGCCATCGCCATTTCATGTATATCTTTGGCAAGTTCGTCTAGTGTTGGGTTTTCTTCCATTCCACGCTCCTAATAGATAGTGTTCCGTCTTCAAGTTCGTTCATAACGATTTTAGCCGCTGTGCCCTCCTTCAAGGACATGCGGGCCTGTGTATATATTTTAGGAAAAGCGACAACAGAAATCAAGGTTTTATCCTCTTCAGCAAGTACTATATTTGCCATCTTGTCGCCCTTCTTCGTCTTCCTGCTTGAGAACGACACAACAAAGTACTCATCGCTCACCAATGGCAAGTTTGTTGACATAATATAGCGAGAGAATCCAGTGTCAGTCTTCTTGAGTTCTTCTGGAAGGATAAACTCTGCAATCCTGTTGTTGCTGACCAAAAGCAAGTACATCTTTCCAGACTCAATGGTGGTGTCCTCGTCATGGAATATTCCGGCAGTACCAGTTTTGTCAACAACCTCGATCCTTGACCAGCCCTGACCGCGCTTGATTGACTTCACCATGGCAAGGATTATGAATGCTCCACGCTCATCGTACTCCTCCAGTGGCTTGATGTATGCGTCAAGATATCTAGGAAGGTCTGTGGTGAACTCTGGGACGTTTAGATATTCATACAGGTAGTTCTTCTCCTCGCCATTTCTTGGGTTGTCATCGAAGGCTGCTGCGCCAATCCTATTGAGAACTGCTACTGCGCGGCTGTTGATTCCAGATCCCTTTGCAGATGCCAGATCAACGAACTCCCTGTACGAAGAGAACGGCCTGTTGTCGATTATCTTGTTTGCGATATTCTCAGACACGTACTTCACATTTCCAAGACCGAATCTGATAGAGTTTCCAGTCAGTGTAAAGTCAACGTCGGACTCATTGATGTGTGGCAGAAGAATCCTGATTCCCATTCTCTTGGCCTCAATCAGATACTCTGTGCGAGTGTCCTTATCAGACTCGTTCTTGAGTAGTGAGTACATGAACTCTAGCGCGTAGTACTTCTTGAGCCAAGCCGTCCAATAACTGACAAGAGAATACGCAACAGCATGAGACTTATTGAACGAATACCCAGCGTGCGCTTCGAAATCGTGCCAGAGTTTTGCAGCGAGTTCGGGGTTGACGTGGCGCGAAGCATTTTGAACAAACTTATCTTTGAATTGATCGAATTCTTTTGCATCCTTCTTCTTTCCAATGATCTTCCTAACCTTGTCGGCTTCAGCCATCGTCATTCCGCCAAGGGCGACACATGTCTGCATGACCTGCTCCTGATATAGGATACAGCCATATGTGTCCTTAGTAAACTCCTCAAGCATCGGGTGAGCATACTTAACTGCTTGCCGCCCCTTCTTGCGCTTGATATAGTCCACGCCGATGGTGTTCATGGCACCGGGACGAACCAATGCGTTAGAGGCAACCAGTTCATCAAAGTTGGCGATGCCCATCTTGACTATCAGATTGGTGTATGGGGCAGCCTCTGCCTGAAACACACCCTTTGTGTAGCCAGCAGAAAGTTCTGCAAACACTTCCTTGTCATCTGTTGTTATTGATCGAAGATCAATTCGCTTGCCATGCCGTGACTCAATCATGTCAAGCGTGTCCTTGATGACAGTCAGGGTCTTCAGACCAAGGGCGTCGATCTTGATTAGTCCAATCTCTGCCGCCTGCTCCATGTCAACCGCCACAACAGGGATTCTGCCATCACCCTGTGTGTCCTTGCGTGTCTCAATTGGGGCAATCTCGCTGAGACTCCTGTTCGATGTCACGATACCAGCAGCATGAACACCTGTTCCACGCACACGGCCACGGAGTTTGTCTGCATATTCCATGACCTCTGGATACTTGATGCGAAATTCTCTGGTGTTCTCAGAGCCTATGAACTCATCCCAAGTCTCAACATTCTTCAAAGCCTTGTTAACGTCTGACAGTGGAACGTTGAATGCCCTTGCAACGTCACGAACAACACCCTTGTCCTTGAATGTCAGGAACGTGGCAATGGATGCGACATTGGTGTATTCGTCAATCAGGTGCTGCTTTACCTCACCGCGACGACGATCTTCAAAATCTGTGTCAATATCTGGGAAGTCATTTCTCTCAGGATTGATGAACCTGAAGAACAGTAGACCATGCTCTAGAGGGTCAACCTCTGTGATGCCAAGCGCGTAGCAGACCAGTGATCCAGCAGCAGAGCCTCTTCCCGGTCCAACCAAAATGTTCTCACTCTTGGCCCAGTTGATGATATTCTCCACTACCAAGAAGTATGGCGAGAAGTTCTTTGACTTGATGATGTCAAGTTCCTCAAAAAGTCTCTCACGATACTCTGGCTTGTCGTACAGTTTGCGAGACACAAGACCGTCTACGGCCTTTCTCTCAAGTTCATCATTGGGGTTATCGTGATTGACAGGCAGTAGGTCAAGCCCGTCCTTCTGGTCATAGCCCTCGATCTTCTCAGATATCTCAACACTGTTCTCATACAGGTCGTCACGATAGATGCCCTGTGACTCCAGCCGTGTCCTGACATCCTCGTACCCCATGAGCCAGATGTCAAGATCCTTGAATGACATCTGCCGCTCACCATAGAGATAGTCAAGTCTCTCAATGATGTCATTCATCTTCTTACTGGCCTCAAACGTGGAATCCTTCTGAATCTTTGGATGAGTACCAAGGATAAGCATGATCTCTTCTGCCACCCGATCATTCGGTGAGGCAAAGTGACAGTCCAGAGTGACTGTTGACTTTATGCCCAAGGAGTCTGCAAGTTCCAGCAACGCTAGGTTGAGGCTGGCAGGGTTGTGTGGCTGCAACTCCATGTAGAAGTCGTCACCGAACACCTCCTTGAACCACAATGAGTGCTGCTTCGCAATGCCCATGTTGCCATTCTCAATTGCCTTTGCGATTATGCTGTTCATGCAACCAGACAGCACAACAAGGCCATCATTGTGGTTCTCAAGAAGATCGAAGTCCATTCTTGGCTTCATAAAGAAGCCTTCCTGCCAAGCGAGTTCTGACAGTCTGCTGAGATTTCTCAAGCCCCTGTCATTCTTTGACAGGATGATCAGGTGGTTGTAGATCTGATCATCTGGAGTTCTGTCCTTCTTGGACCTCTTGTCCATGCGATCTGGGGTGAAGTATGCCTCAAGGCCAAGAATTGGCTTGACGCCAGTCTCTGTTCCGGCCTTCAGCAGTTCCCTGTGCGAACTGAGGCTGCCGTGGTCAGTTATAGACATGGCACCCATGTCAAGTTCTGCTGCGCGCTTCATCAGTTCCAGAGGGGACGAGAAGCCGTCAAGCAGCGAGTAGTACGAGTGTGAGTGATGATTGTGAAACATTCTTCTCCAAAAAGTAGTGGGCGGTAAGAGTATATCCTACCGCCCACCACAAGGTCAATACTTACCAGTCAACTGCCGAAGATGTTGAGGTGTCAACATCCACGCCCATGTAGAACGACTCCTGCTCTGGGTATGAGATATTGCGAATGGCAACCTTCTCCAAGTCATATGGCTCAATCTCTGACCAGTCGAATGGGTCTGCGTCTGTGGCCAAGGGGATCAGCGCATAACTTGTCTGAGTGCCTGTGCCAGAGCGCTTGAGACGCCACTGCAAATTGGTGATCGACTGAGTGTCACCAGCATATTCGATAAGCATTGTGGTAGTCGGAGACTTGCTGCTAACGCCCTGTGACCAGACCGCCACATACTTGTCGCTCCCGTCGTCCACCAGAGCATTGATGTAGAAGCGCAATCTTGCCTTCCACCCAGCCTTTGGGTCACGACGATGCATCTCGCAGCCGAAGCAGCGGCCCTCATCCTCTAGGGTACAAACTGCCTTGCGGCGATAGTCTTTGGGGTTTGTGTGCTCTGCGACCACAATTGCCAAGCCGCGATCCTTGTCATAACTTGGTGAGTCTGGGTCGATCTCGTTGACGAATCTCAACTTCACGCTCTGGCCATCCTCGACCTTGAGCCAGCGAGCGCGTGGGCCGTCCTCAACCTTCGGTGACTCCATCTTCTTTCTAATTCCTGCTAGACCTGTGATAACTGACATTATATTTCCTCCTAGTATTTGGCCCTGTAGGTGGGCCTATGAATCAATTATATCGCAACAATGTTGCTATTCAAGGAATTCTTCCATATATCTTTGATCTGTTCGTCGGACAGATCCCCCACATCCTTTACGTCTCCTATCTCAACAATGGAGATGTCTGACTTTGTGCAGTTTGATGAGACTCTTTCAACCATCTTTTTGCCAGCCTCATCTCGATCTGGGCACAACAGAATTTTTGTGGCATACCTGTTCAGCAGTTCAGTCTGTGCCTTGCTTGGGATCGCTCCAAGTGTTGCCACTGCGGGAATTCCACACTGCCAAAGTCTAATGGCATCGAACGATGACTCAACCACTGTTAGGTTTGAGAACTTGACCCTGTGAAGGTTGAACAGTATGTGCTTCTTCGGTAAGTTCACTGAGTTTTTGAACGCCTTGCCCTCTATTGACCTACCAACAAATCCGACACACATTCCAAACGGATCATGAACTGGCACCGTAACCATGTCCTGCTTGTCTGAATATCCAAGCATCATGTCAGACATCGCCGCCTCCCGTATTCCACGATACTCAAAGTATCTCATTGCCCTGTCGGAGGACATCAGGTTGTTGTGCAGACGCTTTATGGTGAACTCGTCAAACTCGACCATCTCCAGTTGTGTGTCAAGCGTGGTGTTAACTATATCTGATATATCAGTCGTATCCTCAGATGACTTTATGAGACGGGTTGCTTCAAAGTAGTTTCTGTTCGTGGTCCTCATGACAAGATCTTCAAGATTACCATTCTCTCCACATGAGAAGCAGATGAACAGGCCGCTTTGCTTGTCTATCTCGCACGCGGGGGTGTTGGTATTGTAGTGAAATGGACAGAATATCAAGTAGTGGCTGTCAATCTCTCCACCAACAGACACAGAGCACTTCTTGAGTATGCTCGCTATTTGTCCTTCTGTGTAGAACTTACTGGTATTAGTCTGTTTGCCACTACGCCATGATGACATCTTGCCCTTGACCTTCCAACATATACTCCGTACATAGATAGCAGAAACTCATATTTCTTTTCCTCATTGTATTTTAGACTAAACGCTGGCTCCAAGTCAAGGTGGGGGACGTATCCCTTAGACCTCATCATGTCTACCATCATGGACTCATACTTTATTCTTGTTTTTGGAATGTTGTTGTCACTGTCGATCTGACCATCGACTTGAAACATCTTTATTCTTTTGTGACCAACAAATTCGAAATGCACACAACAATTGTACCCTAGTTACAGATCGTTATATTCTTGAAAGCGTCCAGAGTCGAAGTCTGCCACTAGGATGAAGTCACCCAGATATCCGTTTCGATTCTTCCTGAACACGACCTCTATGGCATCGCTGTTCTGCTTTCTTCCAAGGGCAACAACAAAGTCTGCATCATATGCTATCTGTCGTGACCATGAGACCTGCCCAAGTTGTGGAACCGACTCAAGGTCGGATGCGTCGTCTGGGGTGGCTGACGCGATGGCCACCACCGGAATCTGCTGCGTGATTGCAAGCATCTTGAGTTCTCTTGATAGATTCTTGATCTTGACAGTCTCATTGTTGCTGGTGCTAGAATTGTCAGACATCAGTTGGAGATAGTCGATGAACACGATGTCTGGCTTGTACTGCTCGATCTTAGACTGAATGAGATTAGGGCTCATCTCCGCGCCGATCTCATTTGAGATGATCTTGAACGGCTGACGACCCTTCAACTCTTGGTCTGCCCAGCGCCTGAAGTCATCCTGATCCAGACGCCCCGCGCTCATTGCCCTATGAGAGAACTTTCCATTTCCAAGAATAGTGAAGATTCGATTCCTAACCTCATGCTCAGTCATCTCAAGACTGATGATCATTGGAACCTTGCCCACCCTCCACGCCTGAACGGCGAAGAAGAGTGACAGCCACGACTTCCCAATGGCAGGATACGCTAGGATGATCCCAAGTTGACCCTTTGATATTCCCATTGGCAGGCAGGCGTCGAATGCAACAATGTTGGTCTTGATTCCAACGGAGCCATCGGCAGCGGACTCGCGCAACTTGTCGAAGTACGACATGGCATCGTCAATGTCTGTGACATCGATATCCCTCGCCCTTGATGTTATCGTTGATATCGATGACAGTTCTGACGACAACTCCTTCAATGCCGCGCCCGACTCGTTGCTCTGCAATAGGGTTGCCGCGCGGCGAACCGCGCCCCTGAGCGATTCATCGAGATAGGCTGAGCGCAATGATTCGATGTGATATGCCGTTGGCCCCGCATCAACTGGGTCGAAGTCCCTGAATCTTGTGGCTACCAGATCAGCGTCTGGGATCTGCTTGGTCTGCGAGTAGTAGTCCTTGATGAATCCCCATATGTCTGCACAGTCCTTGATCAGATTATCCGCACCACTGTCGAACATGGTATGGATGTCCTTGTTCTTGCACAGTGCTGAGATCACCTCAACCTCTTGCTTATATGCCATTCAAATACTCCTTAGCAATAATGCGTGTACGCTTCTGCCGTTCTGCCCTCAATTGCTCATCACGACGCTGTGACAACATACTATCGCTCAATTGATCGAAATTGAAGAAAAACCATGATATCGGATGCTCAATCTTTGCTGTTCTGAAGTAGAACTCAAGGCAGTCAAAGACGTGCTCTTGACCGTAGTCCTCTATGAGTGAGGATGCGGCCCACTTCTCCTTGTACTTGTTTATGTTTGGCACGGAGCCATACTTTTCTGAGTATAACTTCTTGTACTTCTCAATCAGGGCGTACTCTGCCTTGAATGACTTACTTGCCATTGAGTTCTTCCTCGATCTCTCTCACCTTGTCGATCAACTTCTTCTCAACGAATGTATATACGCGCTCTGACGCCTCATCCACTGACTCTCCTGAGCGAACGCTATCCTCAACGCCGAAGTCAATGTGGATGCTCTCGTAGTTCCCAAGATTCTTTACGAACTTGAGTCCCCACTTAATCCTTGTCGGCTCCATGAATATCTCCTTCCACCACTCCAAATCCGAATGGCCTAACAGGTTCTTCTTGGTCATCTATGCCAAGAAGTGTTCTACCCAGATCGTACCATATCGCAGAGACCTTTAGCAAGCCATCTGGATCATTATTCTTCTTGTACATCTCGCCTGACTCAACTAGGTTCATGGCAGCAGAAAGAAGACATCTCTCTCCGTCAAGCACGTTGCTACCAATATACTTTGTCAACTTGACCTGAGGCTGCTTCTTTTTCTTTTTCTTCGCCATTAGAACTCTATTGTCCTCCAGATCGGGATGAAGTCTCCATCATCGTTCTTGACATAGAGAACTTCTCTACGGCCAAGTCTAGCATCTACCTCTTCTTTGGTAACCGTGTTTCTTTTGGGGGTTATCGCTCCATCATTTCTTGGCCTGCCAAAATGCACATTGGCAAAATAATCTTGTATGTCTAATATCTGTTCTGGCAAAAAGTATCTCTTCCCAGATGGGCCAGACCTCTGTGGCTCAGATATGTCACCGCTCGATATCCCATGTCGTATCCTGTCTGGGTGGCGACGAACAATCTTGGCGACTTCACCTATGCTGTAGGCTCGCTCCATTGCCCTCTTCGTTGCCTTCCAAGGATATTTGAAAATCTTGTCCTGAGCATAGTTATAGGCAGTAACAACATCTGCTGGAATATTTATGTGTATGATGTGATGGAGTTCCTTGTTTATGAAAGCCTTTCGGCTTCTCCGTGGGCCTCTCAGTACCCCAAATTCCTCAGAACCTGAAATCGACTCTCTGTTTTTTGAATCCATATTGCGAACGCTCCATGATTTTTCGGGTGCCTAAGGCTCCATCTCTTACCGCATATGATACAGTACAGTTCAACGTGGACATCCTCACAGAGAGATCTGTCAAGAAGCACTTTGCCACCGCACCGTTTGCAGATCATGCCGTAAATTTCTTCCCATCGACAACACAGGTATAGTCGTGAATCTGAATCAGTTGTATGAATGGGTAGTCGTTGACCACATGTGCAACAGCGAATCCTGCCTGCCAATTCTTCTGGATTGAGTAGTCCATCTGATCCTCGTCACAGAGATGGCCGATCTCAAATCCGCGTAGTTCCTGTCCACTCAGGTTATATGTCTGGAAGTAGGCACCCATCCTGTGGGAGTGGCCGCGAACCAGTGAGACGCCCCAGTTGTTCACATCATTGCGGACGGACTCTCCAGCGTGCTTCGATATGGACTCGCCGTGGTGACCATAGATGTCACCAAACCTCTTCACTGGCGGCTCATTGTAGTGATGCCACTCAAAGCCGTGCTTCTTGTACTCATACAATGTGTCGGGGCTCAACAGTTCAAGGAACTGTGGGGCCTTCTTAGATAGGTAGTCTCCGTGCCTTGTCCACCCGTGGTTTCCGTCGTGGAAGTGCTTGTCTGCTCTTGGAGCAATTCGATTAATCTCGGACAGGAAGTATCTGGTACCATCAACCCCGCCGTCATTGATAGAGATGGACATTTCAAGCGGCTTATCAGCCGCCCAACGACTTGTCGAATCTGCATCATCTATGTCTCCTAACAAATCAACTGCGTCTGGCTTGAACCACTTCAGAACCTTCATCCATAGTTCAACCTTGCGAGGATCGTGGCGAGGGAAATGAACATCCGACACCATCATCCATTTGAGATCATTATTGGTCTCTGTCACTGCTACCCTTTCGTCTGCACTTTCGTGAGCAATAGTTCCACTGTCCTGTGTGTTGGACAGGGATAGTATAGATCGTACCACAAGATCCACATGTTTTGTCAACTCTTATTGACTTGCATGATACACTACATCTCTTCCTGTCCCTCATCGTCTTGGGGCTTCCATAGAAGTTCTTTCCACAGCGGACACATTTCTTGGATACCCAGTGTGGATGAAGACGGTACAGAGATACCGTCTTCATTCCATGAGCCTTGTCATGCTGCTCTCTTGAGCATAGGAACAAGTTTTTTATTCTGTTGTCGGTCTTGTTGCCATTGATATGATGAACAGTCTCATTCTTCCCTAGTGGTCTGCCAATGTGACGCTCCATAATGGCGATGTGCTCGTACTTCTGAGCGCCGCCTTCCCAAACAATGACGTATCTAGGCTCCCGCACCGATCGCAATGTAGTTCAGTTGAAGATCCCCTCCTGTGATATTGGCACCCTGCCGGATCATCTCAACCTTGAAGTTGAACTGTGTTGCTGAGACCTCGCCAATGGTGACTGTCGCAAATGCCACGTTGGCACCTCTAGCACCAGTGGCACCCTGATCAGCGACGGTGGCAACCACGATTGGCTCGCTCTTGAACGCCCTGTCGAACCTGATCGTTTGAAACACCACTGGTCTTGGGTTTCCCGTGAATGCTATCTTGTAGGCTCCAGCAAGCACCTGAACGTTGTTTGGCTCTCTTGCATTTCTAGCGCCGGGCCGAAGGTTGTCCACAAGGACGGTGATGTCCTGTATGGCTGTCCCAAGGTTTATGTTCCTGAACAGGGTCGCTATTCTTCCAGAGAGCGTATCAACCTGCTTCTCGATGTCAGCAAGATACTCGTATGTTAAGGGCTGACCCTGAACGAGCCTATCAGCCATCTGCCTCAGCCTCAAGTTCGATGATTCTCTTGTCTCTGGCCTGAATCTGCTCAGTGGCCTGTGCCTTAAGCACCGCCAACTTGGTCTCGTACTCGCTGGTCAACTGGCCGATTCTCTGCTGTAGTTCCTGCACTACCAGTTCTAGTGTGTTTGACATTTATTCTCCTCGTTGTTGTGTTGTGCTGATAGCAATTGTACCAGAGCGATTTCTATCTTACAAGCCATTCCTCTACCTCGTCAGAGATATCACGCATCTTCAGCCACCTTGGGTGAACGGGCTGGCCCTTTCTCAAAGAGAGTTTGCCCATCATACCAATAGCCGACCACTCTGGCCTATTCTCTCTTGGAATATATTCTCTGGATGGATCATATTCAGGGTTCAACTTCCTCCTCTCCTGAACAACACCATCCTCAGTCACATACTCTTCCATTATGTACTCTCCAAAATCATTTGTCAAGTACTTGTACTTCCATCTTGACCATGCATTGTCACCAACAACCGTTGGCCTTGCAGAGACAATCCCAATTATAGACTCTGAATTTTCTGTGGCAATCTCTATTTTGGCATCCTGAGAAAGCACTACTGGATATCCAACCCTATTCTCATTGTTCACATTTCCATCTGCCCACTCAAAATATTCCGCGTAGTCGGCGGCGGGGCTAGAATAGGCACCGTCTGCAAGAACTGTTCCATTCCCACGAAGAGTAACCTCAAGGTCGGGGGCGGCAGATGCAGCACTAGAATATCCGGTAAAAAATGTGTAAGCAATGTTAGCAGCCCTATTAACTCTGGCGGTAAAAGACTCTCCTGCATATGAAGAGTGTGTTGATGTGCTACTCATCCCATAAGTTACTGAACCAGTACTTGATGCCCTTATTAGACCGCCGCCAGTTATACCAATACCATTTACGTCCAGCCTGCTGTCGATCACTCCAGAACCATTCACATCTAGGTCATATCCTGTGACAAATGTGCCAGAGGTTCCATTTCCGTAGACAGTTCCACCCAGTTCCACCGACCCAGAGTATGCCACCCCACCAACGATGGTGTCTACGAGAACTCTTCCTATGGCAGCGCCAGCACCACTGGTATAGGAACCTATCTTCATTGCGGACGATGATGGGAAGAAGGCAACCTGCCCTGCTGGAGACGTTGTGTTCTGTCTATAGAAGTTTATCTTTGATATAACTGATGCGGCTCCACCTATTGCGGCCTGTGAGGCTGAATAGAGAGCCAAGTCTCCACCGCTGTTGAGGTTTACAGTGCCGTCCTTCTTGACAGAGAAGTATGCTGTCGAGGGATTGCTGTTGCCAATCCACATTCGATATGTATTGTCTACACCATCAATCGTTAGAAAGTCTGAAGTATTGGAAACCGATGATGAAATGCTTGATGATGTTGATGATACTGGTGCTCCAAATATAGCACGACCTTGATTTCCAATAGAAACATAATTTGAGAACATTGAGTCTTCATTGAAAGAGAATCCTGCTATATTTGATATATTCTGTCCAGTGCTTATTTCAACACTGTCCCATATGACAAAGGCTGACGACGTTTTTGAATATGTTCTAAGAGATACTGTTGTGTATGGTGATGCTGACACATACGTTCCACTGATTTTTGTCCATGTTCTAGCCGGAAGATATGTTGCTGGTGTTACGACCCTAAGTGCTGCTGATGAACTAAAGTATGATGGATATGATGAAGCATAACTCTCAAGCACCCATATCTCAACTAGTCCATCATTGGCGGATAGTGTAGATGCTGAATACACATATGCACTAATGTTATATTTTGTTCCCGGTGTTGTTCCATAACTTGTATTAAGGGCTTGTAGAAAGTCTGCTCCAGCAGTTCTTGCAGCAACCCTTGCAGCCTTTGACCCACCAATAACAGTAGTTCCTTCAACAACAACACTTGCGTTGCCCCAGAATGTTGACCATATTCCACCAAGAGCAGTTCCTGCTGCTCCCTGTAGTTCAAACCCACCATCAGTTATCAGTGACGCAGACCCAGATGCCAAGTAGAATGACTGCTCTCCAACTGGTGAATATCCAGTGACTCCAGTTTTATCAACTATGACTCTTTGACCAGACACATCAGCAGTGTCTGATGCATACAGGGTACCAGATCCAAATATTAACAGATTTCCATTTAGTGATGCACTAGTTGCCCTTATTGTTGTAGCAGTTATATCTCCAGTTATAGATGCTGCCTGTGCATAGACAGATCCAGTCTGGGTTACATAGAATTTGGCATTTGTTCCAAGTTGATCATCTGCTCCAGCAAAGAATGATGTGTTTCCAGTTGTTATTCCAACAGTTGATGCAGTATTTGCAGTATCAACGATAGAACTTGCTGTTAGAACGAAGCCACCGACATTTCCAACAGATGCAGTGATATGTTGGGCAGATACAGAACCTGTGAACTGTCCAGAATTGGCAGTGATATTACCAGTTATGGAGGCAGTAGTTGCTACTAGTCCTCCCGTTGTTGTAACTCTGAATGGTGCAACGGATGCTGTTGCGCTCCCTGTCCATATCCTGAAGTTAGCCTCTGATGATGAAAGTCTTGCTACGGATTGTCCAGTTCCAAGAATTATATCTCCAGTGTTCACAACACTCGCATTTGTGCCAGTAAGCATGCTTGCTGATAAGGACCATCCACCAACTGAACCAGCAGATGCAACTATGTATTGGGCACTTATAGATCCAGTAAACTGTCCAGATCTTGCATTGATATTCCCACTGATATATAGATCATTGCCATCAAAAGCGAGAGACCCAGTAGCACCCTTAAGTTTCAGTCTGGCGTTCTCATCTACATAGAATCCGTCTCCAGAGTCGTAGGTTGTTGGTGTTCCATTCTGAATTGTGTATATGGCTATCGATGCGCTATCAGACCTATATCCTCGTAGCACTATTCCAGAGGACGCTGATCCGTCACCGCCGACATCTCCAAGTATCATATTCGCATTGGACGCCGACTGTGTTACTATTCCTGTTGGAATTATCTTGAATGCGCCAATCCTTGGAGATCCAGAGACTGGCAGGGCGAAGGCTTCAAGTCCATTCTGGTGGAATGCGAATATTCCACTGCTTGTCATCACCACTCTCTGAGATGCCAAGTTTCCAACATAGAGAAGCCCACTTGAGTCAATGGAGACACTGCCAGTGAATCTCCCAGCCGCCGCCGTTATGTCTCCAGAGAATGATCCAGAGGTTGCATTTATCCTTCCAGTGACTGAGGCATTCTGAGCAACAAGGTTTCCATATTGGTCTACACTGAAGACCGTTGGATTGCCAAGTCTGAAGCCGCCCGATGACGAGACCACTACGCTAGCGGTTGAGAGTTGACTCTTTGCAAGTTCGAATCCGGCAATGTTGCCAACTGAAGATGTTATGTTTGTGGCATTGATGGTTCCAGTGATGGTCAGAATGGAGCCAGACCAGACAGCATTGTTCGCTGACCCACCGACGCTGAACTGACCATCTGAGTACCAGTAGTTGTTGTCATTGACATATATCCCATCGTTGGTGCCATTGACATCATCTGATATCTTCAACAGGGTCGGGCTCGCACCGACTTGCAATGAGTTGACTGTGACAGGTGCGTTGATTGTGACAGATGAGCCAATTGTCACTGTTGAGCCATTGTACACTATTCCATTGGGACCGCCCACATCAAGGGTCGTGGCGGTCAGGTTTCCAGTTATCGTCGCACTTGAGGCGTTCAGGCTTCCATCGTAGCCGACCCTGAAGGCGGCAGATGCTCTTGATGCATATGGGGCACCAGCGAATATTGCCACCTCACCAGTTATGACACTTGGAGCATAGAATCCGACGCTGGCATTGCTGAGAAGGTTCGCACCAATCTCCCAGCCATTGATCGAGTTTCCGATATATCCAGAAAGAGCCTCAATCCTTCCTCTTGCGGCGATGTTCGTGAATATGGCATTGCCCTGCGGGCTGATGGTCCAGCCGCTGGAGCCAAGGGCCTTTGAGTTCCAGTCCTCGTACCTGACGACGACAGAGGATGTGGTCGGAGCATAGGTAAGAGTCTCCAATGAGTTATCACGAAGATACTTTATGTCACACTGGTCGTCCTCACCCACAAGTGGCTCAGACCTGAGCACATACATGACTGGGTAGAACTCCTTGATGCCTTCGCTGCTCTCCACCTCTATGTAGTATCCCGGCTGAACATCTCTCACGGCGAGGCTTGCCGTTGTAATTGGTATGTAGCCATCAAAGTTGGGCGATGCCATTATTGGACTTGAGAACTTGTTCCCTGAGTCCTCCGTGATCAGGATGGAGAGGTACCGCTCTTGAGCATTGTCATAGTAGTCCTCATAGTCAAATGTGTAGTCGGTCATTTCGCTCGCGGCACCTCCTTCCAGATTGGCTTGCCGTCCAAAACTTGCAACCACTTGCCAGTCCAAGAACTGTTCTCAGTTTTCCTTGTGTACTCTGCTATTGCCACATAGAACCTGACATATCCTCCATTGTCGTTCATCTGAGTTATCACCGACGTGTTCGATGACTTCTTGGCGAACAGCAGGGCGGTTGACATATTCGGTGTTGAGGTGTCGCTTATGGCTACGGCGTTGCCATTCCCCTTGGCAATTGTTCCCGGTGCCATCACATACTTTGTGTCTGGCGCTGGCTTGTTTATGCTGGCGCTCTGGGTGAAGGCGAATATCGGAATCTGTCTGATAAATTCACCATACTCCAAGTTTTCGGTGACCGCTTTGTCAACTATGTCAACCTTGTACTCCTTGCCAATGACGAACTGTCTTCCCTCTATCACCTTGTTGACGCCAGTCAGGGTGGTATCATAGTCGCCACCGACGCGGGGAGATGCCGTTGACTTCGGAATTATGAATTTGATATTTCGATTGGCCATATGTGTGAATGATACTTGCCGCTCCAAGCCATTGAGATGTGATATGCCGGGATCAGCGAACTGAAATGTGAGGTTGTCTCCAACAACAACGAATTGGACTGAGGATGATGGGGTCAACTTGATCTGGAGGTCTAGGTAGTCTGAGTCACCAGTCCTATCCAGAAACCAGTATGCCGACGCGGTGTAACTACCAGTTGACGCAGACTGTGTAGGCCATTGCCACACCGTGGCTCCACCAGTGTATGTGATAGTTGCCTTGTCTATTCTCCTTGGATACTTGGGAACAGTCATGACGAACCTCTTGGACTCGTTTGGCTCGATCATGTACCCTGAGACGACGAAGCCGACCTCTGAGCCAGATGGAAGCGCTTGCTCGATGGCTATTCTCTCCATCCCTATACTCCTCCAGAGAAGTTCGTCAGCAAGGAGTACTGTACGGTCATTGGGATTGATGCCCTCTTGAGGATCGGTGACGGCAGCACCGCGCGAGACACCATTCCGAAGTTTGTGTCAAGGAAGTAGTCTCCGACATCCATCCGTAGGGCGTCTAGGTAGATATCGTGCGAGGAGGAGTTCCATATTCTCACAGAGTAGATGTCGCCCCAATCTGGAGATCCAACCTTTGTGGCAGACGATTTTGTGGCCTTGACCACCTGATATCCTGCGACTGCTGATGATGTGAAGGTCACGGTGTAGTAGTTTGATGAGTCTGTGAAGAATCTTATGTTCACGCTTGCGACGGTGGCAGCCGTGTTGTACATTGAGACCTTGAAGTAGTCCTCTGATGAGTATCTGTTCAGCACGGAGAGGGCGCTGGTCTCCATTATCTTCTCTATGTAGTTCGTTGTGCCGTTGCCCTGATTCATCAGGAGCATCTGGGTTCCTATTCTGGCGCTGGCAGAGTCCTCCAGCGAAACATATGATGCCGTTCCATATTTGACGAATGTGTCAACTTGGTCGAAGTTGAATATGACAGAGCCGTCAACCGATATCGACTGGTCAAGCGTCATGGATGGAAACAGTGCTATCTCTCTTATCTGGTACTGATCGGGGCTCTCTATCTTCGCATAGAAGACCAGCGCCGTCTGATTGCTTGATATCTCTGTGCTTGTTGATGATATTGGGACTCTGGCAATCTCAAACTCAAGGCTGTTGTTCGTTATCAGGGTGGATGCGGAGTTCAGTGTGTTGGCGGTGTTTCCTATTCCGACCGCGATGGAGTCTGCTATTCCAGACCTGTATCCCAATAGCGACTTTATGGCCAAGGCTCTTCCTGCCGACGTTAGGGCATTCCTGTGCTCCCCAACAAGAACATCGTCCACATAGAAACTGTAGACTCCAACGATCTCCATATCATCAAACATCGGTACCGCTCTCCTCTGGGAAGCCTATTCTGTTCTGCACTATTGAGAAGTCATCTATCATGTTGTCGCTGATCGGCAACGAGAACTTTATTATTGGAATTCCGTCATTGCCATACAACAAACTGAAGTATCCCCTATAGTGTGACAGATAGGCGCTAGATGTTGTCTTCCCGTATCCCAACTTTGTGTCAATCTCTTTCACTATATTGTTGAAGTGCTCTTTGTATACTGGATTTCCCGGTATCAGTTCATTAGAATTTGATGCATCTGGCATATAGTCTATGCTTGCAAAATTCTCATAATCAAATTCTATCAGATTTGTGACATCTTTGATTATCAGCATCTGTAGCCTAATGGCCTCGGCTGATGCCGTAGCGACCACGTTGGGCATGTCTATGACCTTTGGGTTCTGTTGATAGGTCAGGGGAATGTTGGTTGAGTTCGACCTTGTTGGTGGCATCAGATCTCACCAACCTCTATGGCCTTTATCGTCATTGACGGTCCCTCCGATGATACCGAATATGATATGTCTGAGACAATGAACGTCTTGTCTCCATGGCTCTCGTTGCTTGGGTAGTATCCCCTGTCCTTCGCCAGTATCTTAACCTTGTCTCCAAGTTCTATTATTGGGTTGGGGAACACCTCCATCTCAACCATGGCCCTCTCATGGCTACAGTTGTCAACCACCCATCTCATGAGACTTCTGGCGGTGTCTGGCGACTGGATGAATACGCTGTCGAGTGAGAATGACTTCTCGCCGCTCCTAGACCTGTTGAAACTGATGTCTACCGTCTTCTTCTTGTAGTCAATTGTCTTGTCGTATAGGCTGTCCATTGAGATTGACCCATTGCTCAGTTCTTCAAGGCATATTCCATATATGTATAGTGGCAGCCCAACCTCCTCAGACAGCGCTATGGCACCGGGAGATGTGTTCATAACCACAATCTCTGCTCCGAACGGTGTGTACTTCTGAGACTTAATTGCATATTGTGGATTCACCCTAGACACGTCTATCAGTCTGGCCAATCTTGCTGGACCATTGATGTATCTGATGTCATATTTCTTTACCTGTCTTACAACCTTTGCAAAGTCGTTGAAGTAGTATATCTTCCTAGTGTCCTTCTCTCCTGTAGAGAACTGGTTCCACTTGTTGATCGCTATTGTACCACTGAGAGCGGTGTTCAACTCAGAGTCAAACGCGCCGTAGTTCTGCTCTTGGTTTGGCTTTGTGCTCTTCCCATGCGGAAGCCCAACGGCAGCGACATACTCATATATTGCCTGAGAGTCATTTCTCACGAACAGGACGACATTCTTCTCTATTCGTTGGTTCTGGTCAATGACCCTCTTTCCAGCACTATTGTACCTGACATCGACTATTGGTGTTGAGTTCACCTTCTTGTCGCCATAGTATATGTCATACTGTGCCGCGCCGTCCTTTCTGTTTATCATCACAGTGAGTTCGAACACTGGATCTGTTGGAACATTTCTGTCTGTCGTCAATTGGATGTCCCTGTTTATGACGCTCTGGACGTTCACCGCTCCTGTGAAAAGTATCTCAACGTTCATCCGTCCATTGCGATAGAAGAGTTTGTAGAATCTAAGATTCCTATTGACGGCGCGGGGAGAAACTGAGTCCTTCCCAGACGCTATTGATTCCACCTCAAGGTAGTATCCTGATCCATCTGATGTGACATCAAACGCTAGTCCAGCGATGGATGACAGCGTTGATGCCACGTTGTTCTGACCATTGATGGTTCGTCTTCCAGAGAACAGCCTCATTCTGGTAGACACTATGTTCGGCGGAAATCTCAGCGGTATCTTTTGTCCATGGATGAATCTCTCTCCTAGGAAGAACACGAAGTCATCGAAACTCAATGAGCCGCTGCCGGGAACAAGTTTGTCAACCTTGATGTTGTTCTGGTTGAGCATTCCGATCTGAACAGATGCCGTGGACGCACTGAAGGCCTTGCTGTCCCTTGGCAATGCTTTTGGACCGCTTATCTTGAGATGTCCCAAGTATGTCTGATAGTTCTGTGTTGGAACGTTGAGTCGCTTCTTCAGGTTGCTGAATCCTCGTATCTGGGAGAAGTCATATTTGAGTGTTGCGCTGAGTTGTGGCTTCACCTTGCGGTTGTCGCTCCTCGTATTGCCAATTGCGATTGAGAACCTGTTTGATGCAGTGATGTCTGAGTCCTCGTTGTTCAGGACTCTATCATGGCCAACGATTCTGCTGCCAAGCGCACCCCTGCCATCATCTATGACCCGATAGGAGTACGAGCCGTTTGACTTCTCTGTGACAGAGAACTCTGGCTTCACTATCAGCCCCACCGGAACCAATGCCGATCTCATGTTGGCGCTGGCATTTATGTAGTTTGACATGTCCTCATCGCTGAAGAACACCTTCTTGAAGTATCCTCTGCTGTTGCCAGCGAGGAATGCCTTTCCATAGTACTCTATGAACTCCCCATCAACGAGCACATATCCCTGATAGTCTGGGATTGTGTATATCTCATTTCTGTCCAGAGATATCACCAAGGCATTCAGGGCCGATGCGACGGTGGCAGAGGCATACATCCCCCTTATCGCATTCTCCTTTGAGGTTGCAACTATTGGGTTGGCGTAGACGTTCTTCAGCCTGTTCGTGTTCATTGAGGCTATCAGGTTGGCCGCTCCAAGGACACCAGTGCTATCACTTCCCGGTGACCACAACTGCGTTCCCTGATAGGAGTATCCAGATCCAAGAACAACAGATATTGCAGGGACATCCTCAAGGTACTGGTTTGGAATGGTCTCTGTGAGCAGATTTGTTCCACCGGAAACCTTTCTGAATCCATACACATGATAGTTTATGTCTCCATCTGTCACAGGCAACAACTTCGACTCATTGAATGAGACTATGTTTGCGACATACGATGAGGACACATAGGAGGCGGTGGTTCCAGACTGCACCCCAGTTCCAGAGAAGTCTTCATCTCCAACGAACCAGAAGTCTGTGCCTGTTGTGTTGAGGGCAGAGGATGAGTAGGACAGGTCTCTCAGGCCAGCGACCCTTTCCTTGGTCATTACGCTCAAGTTGTTGCTTGAGTCTATGTACATGCAAGATTGTGTGGCAATTGCTATGCTCTCAAGCACTTCCATCAGGGTCTGATCCTTGTCGCAGAAGAAGTTCGTTATTCTTGTGTCTTCCTTGCTGTCTGCGTCAGTGTCATTGTTGGTCTTCTTGAACTCATACCCAGTGACACCGCAATTGTCAAGGATCATCAGGATTATGCTTGAGAACGGTATTCCCCTCTTGGTCATGAATGCGAGATCTGGCACATTCTTCTCTTGGAACAGCCTGAACCTGTCTGACAGGGAGACGGCTGTTGAGTAGTTGTCGGAGTTGGTCCATGACTCCGCATACATCGTCTTTAGTGGAACGGTGTACAGTGACGTGGAGGCATCGTCACCCGACACCGATGCCGTTATCTTCTGATAGAACCTGAACTCAACATTCGGGTTCAGCATCCCAAACTTTGGCAGTGCGGAGGCAGATATGAATGCATTTGTCTCATTTGATAGAGATATGTCTCCTGTGCTCGTCACAAGGCTCCCGACTGGAAGGCCGAACTCAGACTCGCCAATTGATGAGTTGTATGAGAATGACTCCGTGTAGTCCGACATGTCAACCTCTAGCCTAGGAGACATCTCTATGAGTTCTAGGCTAGAGTTGTACTTCCTTCCAGACGTTCTCGTTGGAATTGTCATCTTCGTGACCCTTAGCCTTATTCCTATGATCTCATCGACCTGATCGTTGCTGCCGCCCTGATATATCTGCGTCAAGTCGGACACTCTTGAGACTGTTGTGGACCAAGCGTTGCTGCTGTAGTAGAGTTCAAGTTTCCCTGTAGCAAATAAGGTGCTGTTGTCATCTGCCTCGGAGAATACTGTGGTCCATGTGGTGGGGGCGCTGCTTCTCAGCACGTCAATGTTGAAGTGGGTCGGAATTGAGAGATGGTTCTGAACCTTTATGACAATCTTGTTGCATGGGAAGACGCTCTCATATACCACGAACGGGTTGGCAGACTCAATGAGTCCATTCAGGTCGGACACGCCACCAGTGAACGTTGAACTTGCTGCCAGATTCTTCGCAGAGTTGAAGTAGTCATATGGCCTGTTCTCCATAAAGGGGTAGAACCTCGCGCTGCCAGAACTCAGCGCTGTGGAGGACATCTCTGTGCGAGGGCTCCTTGACACCATTGAGTTCTTGCCATTCAGCAGCAGGACTATTCCGGGGTCTGGTCGGTCTGGCTCAAACGCCGAACCAAGGTTTGAGAATATCTTCTCCTCTATGTCCTCCTCAACATAGTCATCGTCATAGATGATGTAGTTGCTGCCATCAACTATCGTTGTGTCTGAGGCGGAATAGGTGAACTGGGTTGCAACACCAAGGTATAGGCCGAAGTTGTCTATCTTCTGGTACCTGTTCATATTCCACTCAGCGATGACCAAGTGCTCAGACTTAACCTTGTCTGTTCTTGCCAGAAGGTCTCTCAGTGATCCAGTGTCAAGCATTATACCTCCACCAGCGACATAGAGACGTTCCAGTGGTCGTATGCACTTCCCCGCTTCACCACAGTGTAGTCAAAGTCTTCGAAGAACACGTTGTACCACTCAACTCTGTACTGCAAGGGATCTCCCAGCCTCTCTGGATTTGGAGTGTCGTAGACGAGCATCATCCAGAATGAGTCTGGATGGCTCTGATGCCATTGAAGCATCTCCTTCCCAGCGGCGATGCCACCGACAGGCTGACGTGCCTCTGACACAATGGCGCTGGCTGACGGAATCTCATTCCATGAGATATTAAAGGACTTCTTGTCAGTGACGTGGTATGCCCTCATTCTGCCATTTATCATTCTCTTCTTGTACTCTATTCTCTCAATGGTGACAGAGAGTTCTGACCTGTTGTCGTCTGTCAGGACTATGTAGTCTGTGTATGGGCTTCCTATTGTGTAGGTTCCCGGCGATCCGCCATCAACTGGTTCGTTATCGGTGAGCACAACCAGCGACGGGCGATACCAAACTTTGTCTAGTGTCATGATCTCACCATTCTAGCATGTTCTCTCTGAGACTGCTTCCTCTCGATGACGGTGACAACCTTCTTGGCGAACACCTCTGGGTCGGTGATGCCGTTGGCATGAATTGTTATGTTCATGTCGCTTCCCATTCCCTTGCTCATGCTTGGAACCTGTCCCACTGGTCCACCGACCGCGTATCGTGGCATGTTGAACTTCTTTGCCATTCCACCCATTCCAAACATTCCAGCATTGATCTGGTCCATCATGCCCTTGCCGTATCTCTTGACACTGGAAGCCTGTATCACATATTCTCCATTTGACAGCATCGCTGGAATCATGTCGTCTGTTGGACCGCCAGCGCCATAGATGGAGCCGCCGCCTGCACGCCTCGTAATCTTTCCTATCATTGGAGATGATATAAATGATGCAAGGGCTGTTCTTCTGCCAGTTTTATTTGAAAGATAGTCTTGAACATTTCTAATTCTTTCTGCATACGTCACAGATGGTGGAGTTGCAGCAGTTCCAGCAGTTCCAGCAGTTCCAGTTCCTGTACCAGTTCCTGTACCAGTTGGCAGGCCCTCCCAAACCAAATCTCCAGAATCATTCAGCCATGGAACAAGTCCACCTACTTGTCTTTGTATCAGTTGTGGTATGCCTCTCCAAGCAAAGTGCAAGTGTGGACTCGATCTTGATGCCAGTTCTTTACCAGCAGCGACTCTTACCCCGTTTGACACTTTCCATCCATGAATGTGTGCATATCTGGTTTGTGATCCATCATCATGTGTGATTACTACATATCCACCGGGAAGATAAGAATTTGCTGATGAGTCAGAGACAACTCCGTCCCTTAGTGCTTTTGGTGGCTCATTGTTATCTATATCATTTACACCAGTATTTGCATATTTTGGAGATCCATCGCCTCTATTAATCCATCCTTCAGCATGAATATAATGACCTTCATACTGATCTGCATAGCGTGTTCCATTCTTCACTCTAGTTGCCCCAGTCAGGGGCTTGGCCCAGCCGCCAGCGGAGAAGTACTGAACACCATTCTTGCTAAATGGACCTAAGGCTTCCATTGCCTCCTTTGTTGCAGCCTCTCCCTCTAATGGCATTCCGCCATCAGCGAACCTTTGAGTGTTCACAGCATCTAGGAAGTTCTTGCCATACTTGTTGACGCTGGAAGCACGAATGACATATTCTCCATTGGAGAGGCGGGCTGGAATCTTGTCGTCAGTAGGACCACCGGGACCAGAGATGTAACCGCCCATTGCTCTACCACCAGCACCCGGTGCGCCTCTAGGCCCAACTCCTCCAGTTGTAATACCAAGATCATTAAGCATATCTTCAGTAGTGGTTCCCTCTCTCCAGTGCTGTGGTCTACCTTGTGTTACCTGTTCATAAAATGTTCTTATGTATTCTGATGCTTGTGACGCTCTCTGGGCTGGTGTCAGTGTCTTATCAAGTTCAAGGTCGGCAACCTTTGCCATATACATCTTTCTGAGAATGGCCCTCTCTTCCTCGATATATTTCTCTGCCAATACAGGGCCAAGTCTTTTATTTAGATCTTCTGCCGATGCGAATTCACCATTACTTATTTTGTCAACAAGATCTTGGAGTGCTGTATTCTTGTCTCTCTGAATCTGTATTGCTTCTCTTTTTTCTTCTGCTCTTCTTTTAACCAATTCATCGAATGCCTCCATCTGCTTGTCATGAGTTTTGGCATTTGCATCCATAAGGTCTTGCTGCCTGTCTATTTCTTCTTGAATTGCATCGGTCTTTCGCTTCTGAGCCTTCTCAAACTCTTTAACTTCTTCATTCTTCTTCTCTATGGCATCGTCTATGGCCTCAACCTGCGCGTCACGATTCTCCTCAATCTTACGAATCTCTTCGTCATAGGCATACTGAGTGGCCTCGCCCTGCATCTGCTGGCGGTCAACGAGGAACCCGAACACGTCTCCAGAGGCAAGTTTCCCAAGAGCAGACAGATTGCCCTTGCGCTGGTTGGCATAGAAGTTGTCAGCCTGAGAGCGCTTGCGTATTGATTCAAGATACTTGTCGGTGGACTTGCCTATTTGCTCCCTTTCCTTTTCCAAACCATCAATTACTTCTTGTGCCTGCTCGCGGCGAGCCTCTGTAACCTTGTCTATGGCCTTTATCTGATCCTGCATACCCTCTATTGACTCTTGTATTCCTTCTTGTTCAGTCTTGAAGTCTTTCTCCATCTGATCTCTTCGTTCTGATGTTCTCTCAAGATACCCAGAAAGACCTTCTGCTAGACGATCATAGCGGCCCTGACCCTTTTCAAGTTTTTCTGATAGGTCTCCACCCAAATCTTCTTTGAACTTGTCTATTAGATCTTGAACTGCTTGAGCGGCAATGGCTGCCGCCGCCGTTGCCTCATACAATGCTCTTGCTACCACAAGGCTGAATCCCTCACCAGCCACCACTGCCTCACTCAGTGGAATGCCAGCAACCGATAGGGCCATGGCCATTGCCGCTTCATCAGCAGTATCAATACTTTTTGACACAGCAGCCCATTGATTTGGATTATTGGCTTCCATCCATTTGGCTATAGAATCCTTCATATCCTCTGCCTGAGTGTTCTTAAATATACCAGTGGACTCTTTGCTCAAATTTTCGGCAGACGCTAGGAGTTCGTCCATTGACTGCTTTGCCTCTTTTGGAACCTCTGAGTATGCCAATAGAATTCCCTCAGCGGCTGGAACGAATAGGTCTGGGTCTAACTGTTTAGCCCTTTCAATCTCATCATTGAGTGCTGCAATTTTCCTTTGAAGATCTGAAATCTCTTTTGTGGCTGCGGTGGCTGCGGTAAAGGTGGCTTGAGTGCCGCCACCGTGCCAGTCGGCAGAGGAACCCTGAGGTACTGATGGTGCTGATCTTCCTCTTGCCTCTGCCAATTGTTTTTCTTTATTGTCCAACTCTTTTTGGAGGTTGTCAATATATGTTTGATCAACTCCGAACGCTTTTGGAATTTCCCTGACTGCCTCTGCTCTAGTCATGTTGACATTCAACAGGTTGTCCTTGATTGCTTGAGCATACGCTGCTCCACCTGTGACACCAGCCTCAACAGATATCGCCTCCACTGCCGCCTTTGCCTGTTCGGCAGACATTCCAGATGCTATCATGTTCCTAAATGCATCGGCTAGACTTCTCGCTCCACTTGTGACAGATCCTTCAGAAACCTTCTTGATGAGATCAGCGTAGTCCTCCTTTACGGCATCTCTAAGTGCTTGATCAATACCACCAAGATCCTTTGACATTCTTGCGAAGTTGGCACTTTCTATTGTCTTGGCAACATTTCCAACTTGAATTCCAAAGTATTCAGCAGACTTTGCTGGTTCTGTAAATGCACTCACCGCAACCTTTCTTGCGTTCTCAGCCGCCTCCTGATATTTCTGATATCCAATTATTGCCGCTGTTGTTCCAAGAGCAAGAGCAATTCCAACGGGGCCACCAAGAACCCCAAGAATTGCTCTTCCGCCTATTGCAGCGGCTGAACCAATTCTTCCAGCACCAAGTGCAGCAGTCATTCCAGCCCTACTCGTAGCATATGGAGCGGCAGATGGTAGTCTTGCGGCGGCAGATCTAAGGCCCAAGAAATTGGCATTTCGTCCCATCCCTACTGCTCCAGCCATCCCAGACATCTTGCCCTTGATTCCACCGACACCGCCCATCCCACCCATGACCTGCATCATCTGCATAGCCATTATCGCTCCAGTAACAGCGGTTGAAAGAATGGTTAGATTGCTTGCTGTTTCTTGAGAAACTTTTCCTACCGAAGCAAGGCCCTGAATGGCCATTGGGACCATGAACGCAGCATTCATTGCCATTCCGCCCATCATCTGGCTACGCATCATTTTCTCTTCTGAACCCCTCTTTAGAGGAGTTACATTTCCGTCCTTGTCAATATGGGCGCCCTCTTCAGCAACTAATGTAGTTGGAACAATAGTTTCATTACGATGAAGAAGGGCTGGAATTCCTGCTCTTCTGACCATTGATGGAACCGGCCTTCCTGCTGCTGTCGCTGCGCGCGTTTCTGCCGCAAAAACATCTGCTCTGATGGGTGCTGGTCCAAAAATTGATGCCTGACCACGAAGCCTATCTCTAAAAAGCGAACTTAATAGTGGAGCCCACGTTGTGGTTGTTTTAGAATTTCTTGTTCTTGGATTGTCCAGAAGGGCTTGCTCTATAGATGGCATAGCGCCAGATACAAGGCGAATCTGTGCTTCTGTCCTAGGCTGTCTAACAGAAATTACTCTTCCGTCTGCATCTCTAACTAGCAATGATTCAAGTACCGATTGTTGACCAGTTGTTCTGGCATGACTTTGTAAGGCTGGGACAACTATTCCTCTCGCCTGCCTTTTCTCACCAGTTAACAGTTCCCATGCATTATTTTCAAGGCCGGGAGTTAGAAGCAGGTTTGATCCAGTCCAAACCTTTCTACCACCAATAACTTCTTGTTCAATATGTGCAAGGTCTAGTTGCGACATAGATCTCAACTGAGACGGCGTTACTCTGATCTCAGGGAGACCGAGCATTCTTCTTCTTCGATTTTCTATCTGAATAAGTCTTTCTACGCCAGCCGCTGTCTGTCGTCTCATCTCTGGTGTAGTCAATGCCTCCGTAACCTTTTCTGGAGCCGAGTGCTTACCCTGACGACCAAGAACACGATCTATTGAGTCTCCGTAGGCAAGTCTAGGAATTCCTCCCATAGACATCTTCTTGGCATTGAGTTTGTCGAAGAATGGTATTCCATATTTCTTGACCGCCGCCGCATTTACTACATATTCTCCGTTTGAGATATATGCTGGAATTCTATCCTTGCCACTGAAATACTTTCCATCTGCTGC